GATGGTGATCAACCTACAGAAAAAACAGCTGAAGGTGCTGTTGATGTTGCAGCAGGTGTTATTCCGGGAATGGGCAGAGTTACAGTAGAAGTTCTTAAACAAGTTATTGGCATCGAACGAGAAAGAACATCAGGCTATAACGGACGTAGGCGATCACGACCTGAAGACAATCCTAATATTGCTGGAGGAGTTAGTCCGGTAAGTGCTGACTGGATGCAACAAGATATTGAAACACCAGTTAATGACAGATCAATCCTAAGAGATGTTATTGGCGAGTCGTTCCCCAGTGCCTTACAGCCTGATCTTTTGCCCGAATGGGACATGTATGCTCCAAGACCGGAGCTGTTCCCGAGCGAAAATACTGCTCCGCCTAAAGTGTCGACTCAGGGATCTGACCAAGGCTCTACGCCAAACATTGGCTTTAGAGCCCCTCAGACCCCTGCTCCTGCCCCAGAAGCTCCTACCGAGGGGTCTAGGGCTACTAATCCTGAGAAGCCTCCAGAGGGCTTCTAATGTCTAAGAGGGGGAACCATGGAATTTAATACTGAATGTCCAAAGTGTAGAGAACGAGCTACAGAAATTGCTAAGAGTTGCGAATCTAGATTTGACACGTTACAAGCCAAGTACCAGAAGATGGTCATGGTTGTAGCTGTCACTTCTGGAGTCGTAGGTAAAGAGGTCATGAATGAGGTGTACAGCATTCTTTCGACTCCGGGGGATGCCGTGGTAGCCCCAGCTGAGAAAGTCGAATCACCTGAAGTGATTAGCTATAATTATAATCCATCACCATATCAACAGCAAGACATCAGTTATCTAGCGGATGTACCTGCGCTCACCCCGAGTTTAGGCTATGATCCCTTTTTTAATATAGATATTGATTCTAATTTACCTAATAGTTACGACTCAAGTATCTTCCTGCCAGAAGCCGGAGGTCTTCTGGGGTTCACTCTTTTTTCCTGATTCCCCGCCGTAAGCGTAAAATCGACTAGGGGGTCAGAAATTTGGACGAGGGGATAGTCAAATAATTTTTTGTTTTGACCCCCCGGCTGCCCCATGCGTTGTGGGGTAGGGGTCAACCTGCTAGGAGTTTTACTATGTCTGATCGTTTTGTATTGTTGCCATGTCACAAAGTGTCTCACACCATCGCATTGGAAGACTACGCAGATCTTTCCACTGCTGGAGCAGCAATTGGAGCAGCTATTCGTGATGCTGTTTACATTGTCTCGGGGGATGCAGAAGCGATTGTGATGATCACTAAGGCTGGCGAGATTGTGGGTAAGGTGATGTTCTATGATTATGACAATCATCTGGATATCTCCTTTGAGTACTCATGTGTGCCAAACACCACACTGCTTGTACCCCCAGTCGAGCAAGAAATCTAAGAGAAGCACAGCTCTCGCTCGTCCGCCTCACGGGGCGGACATGCGGCAACTCTGCCTTTCAATGGTCTAATAAAGGAATGACCTATGCTTATTTATGTTTACGGATCGTTTGTTCCTAGAGAAACGAAGAACCTGTCACTCTTCTCCTTTAGAGTGGACGTCGACGCTCAGGAACTTGCTGACCACTTCGATGGTCGGACGCTGGCCCACACACTGATCCCTTGTCCCATTACGCAGGACGAGTTCATCGGTGGCCTCATGAAGAGGATTGTGGTTGACCACGCACAGGTTCCTTACGCGGAGAAGTTCAACAAGGAAGTGGATGACATGCTCTACGGTCGACCACTCGAGCAAGGCTCTGCCTTGTGGAACTGGTTCACGCCCGAAGAGCGAATCCTTTGGAACGTGCGACAGCACGAGCTCGCAACAGGAACAGCCCTCCGTTCGTCTTTCCGAAGTCTGAACGGCTGAGGAACACAGTTCCCACTCGTCCGCCTCACGGGGCGGACATGTGGCAACTCTGCCTCCCGTGTCATGATCCTCTAGCGTGACACGGATCACTACTCATTACTAGAGGCTTGGAGGTGTGATATGCACAACATTTACGCATATCTACTCAATATCGTGCTGGATGCACCGTCTTTCCTGCAAAGGATGGCGGAGCACACCGGCGTAACCTGTCCAAAAGCTCTGGCCCAGCTGATGCAGTTGGGACTGGATAGCGGTGATCTGAAGCTCGCTCGTATCGGTGCGGGCAAGGATGCTCGTCTGTTCGTCAGCAATGGCGCTATCACCCGCAAGGGGATGGATGTCTCGCGGCTTGTCCGTGATCCCGAGGCGATCCGTCGACGCAGCATGGAACCTTCGGGCTCCATCATGGGACGGCCTCTCAGTGCTGAGTACTCACTTGCCGTGAACTATCTCAGCCAGCAGTGGTTCAGACCAAACGCTTCCATTCTTGCAACAGCAAGAGAACTGGTCGCCAAGGGGGACTACTTCGATCCCCGCAACGACCGCATGGACCTTCTCTGCATTGGGGAGTTCAACAACTTTGGTGAGGATGAATACCTCTTGCCAATGTTCCCCGACAGTCGCTATCGGATCTACACCGATTCCTCGGGCATCGCTTCCTACCAAGGTGGGGACATGCATCGGGCGATCTGCGACTTTGCCGAAGCAAAGGCGGTTACAGACGATGATATCCACTACGCTCTCGCCGCGTTCGAGGCGGAGTATGGTGTCACGGAATCCAACTACCGTGAGATCATCAGCAACCCTGCTGGGTTCATCGTCGAGGGTGGCTTTGGTAAGAAGCCATGGTGTACACTTCGCCATGCGTTCGCGGTCGATGAGATGATTCGATTGCGGCGTACGGCTGTCATCTTCCAGCAGGACCAAACCAACTCGGGAGGTGCGTTGTATGCGTGGCTGACCGGGGACCGTTCTTTGGCTCGCCTGACGAACTTCCTGCCATCTTCGGAGAAGCAGGACCTCTACGGTGCGGCTGGTCAACTGGTGGAAGCTGCGGGCTTGTTACCCGTGGAAGCAGCTGGTGAAACACAATTCACCTCTCGTCAGATGGGTAAAGCCTTCATCATCCCGATGATCTACGGGGCGGCTAACGCAAGCCAAACCAAAGGCCTCTTCCTGAAAGACGCTCAGAACACTCCCTTGTCCATCATTGATGACACGGGATGTTACATCCCCGGCTCGCTGGAATCAATCCCAGCTGACAAGCTGAACCCCAAGCACATCGAGTTCCTCCGTGGGCTCGGCTGGGCAAAGGCTGTCCGTGTCGGCTCTCAGATCGCGTCTGCTTACGAGCAGGCAATGTTTGGGTCCGCTCGAGTCAAGGGACTTACCTCGCGTCTTCGCCCAGCTATGGTTGCCATCAAGGCAGCTGCTCGGGCGACACACCGTGCAGGCGGTCTGCTCCAGTGGACCTCGCCATCGGGCTGCTCTGTCACCTCCCGGAAGTTCCGGGTGGACACGGATGCTGATCTGCAAACCGTGGACATCAGCCATGATGGTGGGCGTAACCGTATCTCCTTTGCCCCGGTGATCGAGTACGGTTCCGAAGCAGCGGCTCCACCAAACGTCATCCACTCGCTGGATGCCTCGGTGGTTCACAAGGTCGCTGTCCGCTGTGCTCAGGCTGACATCGCACTCGCACCAATCCACGACTCGTTCGGAACTCACGTTCGTGATGCCCGGCAAGTCAAGGACTACGTGCGGGATTCGATCTGCGAAATCCCACAGGACTTCTTGGACACCCAGATCCTTGGTCCTGCACAGGTGCAGACCCTCAACTATGATGGGTTGGACATCAACGAGTTCCGCAAAGCCGAGCACTTCCTCGGCTGAGCCCTCGCCCCAGTGCGATAAGAAACCATCGGTCCCTTAACGGGGGCCGGTGGTCTTTGCTGCTCTGATGTTGGAGCAGCTTGTTTGTTCAAGCCCCGGCAAAGCCGGAGGAGAATTGTATCATGGCTAACTCAACCAAATGGCATCTCATTCACACTGAGGACTTCACCACGATGGTGCGGGTCGAGGTGGTGGGTGGTGTGGTCAAGTCCATCAAGGGCGATGTCCCTGCTGGGCTGATGATCATGCCTTCAGTACCTTGGCTCGTCGTGCGTGCCAACGCATCCGCTAGCGGCTTCAAGGTGCAGCCCGATCAGTGGACTGCTACGGCGGCAGGCATCCGCAAGGAAGAGATCACCGACCCCGGCGGCAAGCTGGTGGTACGAGTCTCTGTCCAAGCGAACCACCCTATCGCTGGCAAGCTGAATGTGAAAGCCTACGGGGAAGACTTCACGGAAGCTGCTACCAACTTCTGGTCGCAGTGGAAGCTGAAGGTTGCCGACACTGGAGCACACACTCACCTCCACGCTGACAAGCGTTACGTCTGAGTCGCTCACAGTCTCAATCAGGGGGGCTTCGCGCCCTCCACATTGACACTCTGGGAGATAGATATATATTATTTATTTCATACCCTACGATACCCTACGATACACTACAGTACTGTACATACCGTACGATACAGTACCCATACAGTACCGTACCCCTAGGTAGTACCGGCTGACGCCGGTGGTAGGCCCAGCGTCAGCCATTTAAATTTATTAAATTTACCGGGCGACCCCAGCGGGGTGGCCCCGGCAAAGCCAACGCCGTGAGTGTGGTGGAAACTATCCTCAGGGACGCTCAAGTCCCCAGTCAGAGATGCAACTGATGGTTAGGGGTTCTGATAACAAACTCGGCAGACATGTCGTCAGCAGGCCGTTAAAGGCGGTGAAAGCACTGGTCCTAGATGGGTCTTAGGCTTGACTTAAGGCACTACCCCGGAGCGGACCCCCCTGTAATGTACCGTACATGGTCGTATCCTACGTTTCTGCGTAGGTGTACCCCGACCGTACCCCTAGGTGGAGGAGCATCTGCTTTTTTCTTTTCCTAGGATAGATACCCTTGCCTACTGGGTTGGTAGTAGGTGTAATTAAATAATGGAGATTGTACCCATGGACTTGTCCAAGGTTACGACCATCCGTTCCTCGCAAGACTTGATTGAGGACAAGTACCAGAAGTTGGATGACGCTGGTATTATCAACCTCGTCGAGATGGCAAAGGACGGTAGCATGAAGGACTCCCGCCGGATTGCTATCGCTCTCGACATTGCGAAAGAGCGTGGTCTGGTTACCATTGAAGGCTGATCCCGAGATGGGATCCCCTGTTCTGAGGGATCAGGGTTATGTAGCCCCTCAACCCTTGATGTACGGGATAATGTACATCGTCCGGGACGTACCTCGAAAGGGGTACTGTCCTCTTAGGCTCGTCGGCCCGTGTAGTAGCACAAAGATACTGGGTAACCTAAACAGATACTTAGCCCAGTATAAAGATACAGGTATCGTTGAAAGGATGGAGGAAGCAGCTACTCACTGTGGATTCCCATCACCTGAGCATGTGGTGACGAAAACTGCTCCAACAAATCACATAGAGGTGCTAAACTATCGACGCTATCAAGGTGTAGTGGTCAAATCAAACACACAAACTAAGTCTAAGCCCTGATCAGGCTAGACTGTGGTGGCGGAATAACTCTTTAACAGAGGAGTAACGCACAATTACCAAGAAGGTGACCCTTCTGGCAGAGTCCAATCGGATGAGCCAGCCTTAGTCAGGCTCGTGTAGTTGGTACAAAGTAGAGATCTGACTTGATCTGTTCTCGAAAAGTTGTAGGTAATCAAGAAATCCTACCCACACCAAACTATCTCCTTACCCACAGGAGTATAATAAAGCGTGGTAGCAGGGATGCGTCTGCTAAATCAACGCATACAAGCCATGGAGCAGGGGTGCGTCTGCTAGAATCAACGCATAAAAAATACCCCCAATCGCCGTCGCTGGTAAGCACGGCGGCGATCATTTAAAATAACTTGTTCCTGATAACCTAGTTTATTGATGTGAACTGAGGTTATCTCAACCCCATACATATAGGAGATAATTATTATGGGAATGGACGTTTATGCATGTAACCCTACTGATCCTGAGAATGACTATTTTCGGGCTAATGTCTGGGGCTGGAGGCCCATCCATGAGTTTATGGGCAATGCCTGTAGCCATATCTATGGCGAGGAACTAGATGCTTCTATGTCTTTCAATGACGGGCAAGGCATTCCTGCTGAGCAAGTTGAGGAATGTGCTGATGCTATGCAGAAGGACTTCGACTCACTCAAGGAAGAGTATCCTAAATTCATTGAGACTGTAGATACTAAAGATGGAGCAGTGGATCTGTTCGTTCCTTTCCAAGATGAATGGAAGGATCACTACAAGATCCCACTGTGGCGACTCCAAGAGTGGATCGACTTTGTTCGTAACTCTGGAGGCTTTCAAGTTTGTTAAAAAGGAGATAAATTGACAGAAGAATATGAAGTACCGGATGACTTAACTAAAGTTAACTCTGGAGTACTATTAGCCGCTCGTAATATGTTTCAAGTATTGATTGAGATGATTAATGCACAACAATTCCCAACAAGCGACTCAGAAGAAGCCGCTGCTGAACTTACCAAAGAACTCGATAGAATTGACGTTGAGCTCATTGGTAGAGGAGAAGGATTTGAATGATGAAGACTTCTTTCCCCCCTCTGAATATGAAAGTGACCCGCAATACAATGATGTTGCTGGAGATGGAACGTCTGTATAAGACGGGTCAGATTGAAGATTACACTGATGACATGTGGGTACTGACTCAAGGTGAGTGGGTTCCCTTTACTCATTACTTACAAAAAGGAAACTAAACTATGATTATGGAAACTGTTGGTAATAAGATTGCTAACAACCCTCTTGCTGATTCCGGTCTTGACTGGACGGTAGAGTTGTCTCATGAGCTGGTCGCCCCTACGGCAACTACCATTGCTCATACTACAAATAAGAGAGCCACTGTTCGTACCGATACTGGTGAAGTACTTGGTATTGTTGGTCCCGACTATCAGATTGTTCAGAACGCTGAACTGATGCACATCGGGGAGTCTATTGCTCGACAAGACTCTAGCCTCAAGGTGTCCTCTGCTGGTCAGCTTCGTAATGGTGCTCGAGTTTGGCTCGGCCTTGAAGCAGACACTTTCCGTGTTGGTACTCAAGGTGATGATGCTGTTAAGCCCTACTTCTTGATGACCAATGGACATGATGGTATGCATTCACTTAGTGCTACGCCTACTAGTTATCGTCCGTTCTGTGAGAATGTCCTGAACATGGCGTTGCGTGAAGGCAAGGCTGCTAACCAATGTATCTCTATCCGTCACAAAGGCAACATGGCTGAGAAGATTGAGAATATGGTTGTTGTTATGTCTGAGTTCTACTTCCGTACTGAGGAGTTCAAGCGTCAGGCTAACTATCTCGCAGGTATTTCTATGACCGCAGATCAGGTTAGAAACTACTTCAACAACTCTTACAACAAGATTGTTAAGAACGTGCCTACTTACACGGACATTGAAAACAAAGAGCAAGAACGTGCCTACAACAAGAAGGCTTCGACCATTACCAAGTACTGGAATGTGTTTGATCAAGAATCTATTAGTCTTGGTAGCACTGCTTGGGTTGCGTTCAATGCTGTTACTAATTGGTTGGATCACGGACAGTCCTATCGTGGTGCTCAGAAGTCTGAGAACAAGTTCTCGGCTAACTTCTTTGGTGCATCTGCTGCTAAGAAGCAGAAGCTCCTTGAGTACACCCTGAAGACTGTCTAACGGACATGAGGGTAACCGCCCACCCTAAAGGCAGTGCTGCAGCGAGCCGGTGGGGGTTACCCTCAGTTTTATTATGTCAAGTATCTGGGTTCTCGGTTATAGCTGGACTGGAGAACATGAAGCTGGATATCTACGCTATCATAACAAAGTGTTAAAATTATTTGGCATTGATTTAGATTACTGCAATCATCTAGCCTTACAGGTAGGTGACTGGTATGTACATCCGTTTAGTAATAATAAAATTAAATGGGTAAAGCCTCGTGTCTCTGATAGAGTATGGGGTAAACCAAAGATCAAGTGTTATGTTCGTGGTAGTCGTAAGTCTTTACAAGAACTTATTGACAAGTCACATGAGATTCCAACTTCGTTAAGATCCTGTTACCTTTGGGCTTATACCTTAGGTTTGTATCCATACAAGAAAGATTGTGTGTCATGGACTCGTGCTATGCTAGAGTATGCATGCAACGAGAAGATTGATAACTGTCAGTCTCCAAAGTGTTTGTTAAATGTACTCGCTAACCGTGGATATAGAAGTTCACATGTTTAAGGAGAACAAAATGGAATATAGTTTTTCAGGTGGGTCTGTTTCCTATGTAGATCATATGGGTACTGACCTCACTGTAGTAAATGCTGCCCGTGTTTCTTTCGATAAAGAATCAGAATGGGAAGTAGATACTGAAGCAGTTGCTAGGTTGGAAGAAAGCCAATCCAAAGCAAACATGAAAGATCTTACAAGACTTTCAAACAAAGACAAGAAGCTCATTAACTATCTCGCTATGTACAATCACTGGACACCCTTTGCACATCCTCAAATCACTTTGCGTATTAAAGCACCTGTATCTATTCGTACACAGTTCTTTAAACACAAGCAAGGCTTTGTTGAGAATGAGATTAGTCGTAGATATGTAAGCAATGAACCAGAGTTCTACCATCCTAGATGGCGTGGTGCTCCAACCGATGGGGCTAAGCAAGGTTCATCAGAGCGTATTGATATTGATGAAGAGTTAGATGCTCAAGTACACTTTGCCTATGCAAACTGTGCTCGGTTGTATTCTTTGTTGATTGAAGAAGGTGTTGCTCCTGAGCAAGCACGCTTCTTGTTACCACAAGGCATGATGACTGAGTGGTACTGGACTGGTTCACTTGCAGCCTATGCTAGGTTTTACAAACAACGCAGTGATCCACATGCACAGTGGGAGATTCGTCACTTCGCTGATCTTATTTATGAAATCATTGAGCCACTGTTTCCCGCAAGTTGGAAAGCTCTCACAAAGGAGAACTGAATGTTATGGACTGACTTATCGCCAGCCGAACAACAAGAAAGATTAAATAGTCAACAAGCATGGGAAGAGGAGTTGCTTGAGTCTGGTATTGAACGATACTGGAGAGAGTGGGACCGTGCTAAAGATGAGGGCAAGCCTGAGCAGTTGCTGCTTGAGTCTGCTGTCATTCACCTCGCACCTTACTATCAGAGTTGGATTGATAATGTTTGTGAAGGACCAAAGAATCCTGCTTGGCTTGCTCCGCTGTTGTCAGTGGGTGCTGCCAAGATGGCAGACATTACGGTACGTTCTATGATTCAACTCTTTCTGTCTCGTAATAATCTTGTCAATATAGATTATGTACAGAGCGTACCACTGACTGCACCAACAGCTCAGTCGGTATCTAAACTTATTGCTGAAGATACTATTGCTATTGTAAACTATCAGCGGTCAAAGAAAAAGTTTAGAGATGATTGGACACGACAATCCAAGTTCATTAAGAACTGGACACCAAAGCGTTGCCGTGCATTTACCAAGAAGATGGGTGATGTTCATAAGTTTACTCCAAAACAAAAGGAAGACTTTGGACATAACATGTTACGCATTGCTCTTGGTTCTGATATTCTAAATGGTAAAGTCATTTGGACTGGGCGTAACAAGAAGTCGTTGCTTGTGTCTTTCTCACCAGAGATTCTGCGTGAGCTGCACAAACGGCACAACCTGTTGGAGATGGGGTCTATGGTCTATCGACCTATGCTCTGCCCACCTGTTCCTCACACAAGGAATGAAGATGGTGGCTTCTTGTCTCCTTGGTTGCGTAAGAAGATGATCAAACGCTATCACCCTGTTGGCTGTGATCCTAGAGATTACAACTCTAAACCATCAGACATGGTGTTGGATGGTACAAATGCAATGATGAATACAGAGTGGTCTATCAATGAGAAAGTTTTGCAGGTCATGTCAGATCTGTTCTACACTGATCATCGTACAGCCAACCTGCCTTCATATACATTCAGAGACTTTGCATTCTCTCGTCCCTTCCCAGAAGAAGGTACTAAACAAGAGAAAGCCAAGTGGATGGCTGAGTCTACTGAAGCATGGGGTGAATGGTACAAAGAAGAACAAGCCCGTAGTCGTATGTTAGTTCGACTGGAGCTGGCTGAACGTATGAAAGAAGCCAAGTTCTTCTACATGCCATACACTCTTGACTTCCGTGGTCGTGCCTATACTGTGTGTGAATTGTTATCATGTCAAGGCATTGACTTTGATCGTGCTTTGATTCAGTTTGCTAAACCTATTCCACAAACAGAACGTGGTTTGTATTGGCTTAAGGTTCACACTGCTAACTTGTTCGATCAAGACAAACTTACTTATGATGAGCGTGTTAAATGGGTTGATGATAATATGGATGAGATCCGTAATTATGTAGAGAACCCATACTCTCATTGCACTTGGATGTCAGATGCTAAGAAGAAGAATCCTAGCTTCCAACGTCTTGCTGCTTGCTTTGAGCTATGCAGAACAGATGGCATGACACAACTTCCTATTCAGAAAGACGGTGCAAACAATGGTGTTCAACACTGGTCTGCAATCATGCGTGATAAACGTCTTGCTGAACTTACAAATGTGTTGCCTAACGAGAAACCACAAGACTTGTATCAACAGGTAGCTAATAATTCTTATGAAGTTATTAAGTCTAATGAAGATTCTATTGAGTGGTATGATAAGTTTGCTGAGTATTGGCCTGATGAACTTCCTCGTAAGGTTGCTAAACGTAGCACTATGTGTGATGCGTATGGTCTTACGTTCTATGGTATACAGAAGTATGTTAAGGAAGAGGGTCATGTTGATTGGGTAGACAAAGAACACCGAGGCGGTGCTATTGTTGAACTCAGTCGTGCATTACAAGAAGGTCTTAGTGGTGCTATGGAACATCCTAACAGAGGTAAAGATTATCTTCGTGATGTTACTAGAATTATTAACTCACTTAACCTTCCGCTTGTGTGGCAAACAGACTCTGGCTTTACTGTTCAACATGTATACAATCAAATCATTGAACGTATTTCTTATGCAGAGTTGTTCAATAAACAACAACTTGTGTTCTCTTCTTTGAGTGAAGACCTAGATCAAGACGCACAGTTCCTTGCTGTAAGTCCTAACTTCATTCATAGCTGGGATGCAGCTCACATGTTTATGACTATCCATGGTATGCTGGATGCAGGTATAGAATCATACTCGTTTGTTCATGATTCCTACGGTACTTATGGTCCACATATTGATACTATGGATACTATTCTTCGTGAGAAGTTTATTGAAATACATAAGAATAATCCACTAGAAAAATTCAAAAATTATTTGGAGAGTAAATATGAAATCAAGCTCCCACAAGTTCCTGAACCCGCCGATGAATTCAACATCGAAGATGTCAGGCACTCGAAATACTTCTTCGGCTAAGTATACTGTAGTTAAAAAACTACCTAAGGTCATGTATATTGAATGGGTTGATGCCCAAACAATTGGAGGTTCGGAGTGGCTTGATCAAGATGAAATGAAACAAGCGGCTAAATCAAGTCTACCAGTGATGAATACTGTTGGCTATCTTATCTATGAAGATGAGAGGCAGTACGGATTGGTAGCTGTCTTAGGTCCATCAGAATCTTCTCAGGTACACAAGATACCTAAGTGTATGGTTCTTTCTACCAGGGAATTAGATGGCTGAAGACAAACGTATTTCTAAACGTGATTCTCGTGAGCGTAACAGCGAACGGTATTTTCAAAAACAGAAGGAGCGTAGGCTTGCAAAGCAACGCAAACAACAGCGACGTAACAAACGTCAAGGATTTGAATAAGTATCAACAACAACATGTTGATGGTAAGTTTAATGTGTATGCCCCTATCGAAGCATATACGGAAGAGTGGGTGCATGAGTCTGATCCAGAGACTGGTCAGTTCATTCGTGCCTATCCAAAACCAAACACGAAGCGTCGTGCTGATCTTCCTTCACTGTCTGAGCAGTGGCGGCAAGACCTAAAGAAAAGGAATAAGAAAAATGAGCAAGGTACTCGTCGTGGGAGACATTCACGCTCCCGCAACCGACAAAAGATATCTTAATTTTTGTAAAAAGATTTATAAGAAGTATGATTGTAACAAGGTAGTATTCATTGGTGACATCATTGATCATGAGGCAATCTCACGACATGAGAAGAACCCTGAACTTCCTGCTGCGTTAGATGAATTTAATCTGGCACTCAAAGAAGTTAAACGATGGCACAAGGCTTTCCCTGAAGCTGTCGTTTGTATTGGCAATCATGATGAACGAGTAAATCGTAGGGCTAAGTCGGAAGGTATTCCCAGTTTGTATCTCAAGCCCTTTAACGATGTATATGGAACTAATGGTTGGGATTGGGACTATGATCATGTCATTGATGATGTATTATACACTCATGGAATGGGATGGTCAGGTAAGACTCCTGCTTTCAATGCTGCTTGTCAGTTGAGAAAGAGCGTTGTCTGTGGTCACTACCACTCCGTCGCATCCATTACTTATCACACAAACAGAGATGATACTATCTTTGGTATGAATGTAGGTGCAGGCGTTGATGACGATCACCTTGCCTATTCATATGGAAAATTCTCTTTAAAGAAACCAGTCATTAGTTGTGGTGTAGTAATTAACGGTCACCCGTATTTAGAAAGAAAGGCATAAATGTCCGAAGAAAAGATTGAACCAACTGACGGTAATAAGTCGTACCCCCCAATGATTGCAACCAATGCGGTGCTGCAATACTTGCGGGAAATTTTTATGGCTCTGGATAATATCTCATTCCAGATCCGCACTACTATGAACAACATTGTCGATACTGACAAGAGTAATGTTCAAAATTTCGTCGTAAAGAACCCTAATGAAGAAGGAAGTTCTGACCCAGTTATTGAAGGAGTAAATTCTGATGACGAAGAGTAATTATGGTAATTCGTTTGTTGTCGGTCCCGCAGAGGTCCGATGGTCACACTTGATGAAACCAGATGATAAGTTTGGTAACCCTCATCACAGTGTTACAATTATTGTTGATGCTGAACTGCAAGGACAACTTGATTCAGCTATGCAAGAACTTAACGGTAACAAGATCAATGGTCTGAAAACCGATACTGAAACTGGGCAAAAGCTCATTCGATTTAAGAATGTTCTCAAAGCCCGTGAAGGTATTAGTCAATTCCCTGTCCTCGATTCAGAAGACAAGTTGACTGATACCATTCCTTTCGGAACCGACAAGGTTCGCGTAAAGGTTACCCCTTCTCTTATTGAAAGAGATGGATCGGTGTCATTCTACATGGATAAGATCCAACTTGTAGAACGGAACTACGAAGGTGGTTCTGGATCTGATGGTGGTATGGGTAAGGTTGAAGGTGGCTATGTTGCTACCGAAGAAACTACGCCTGTCACCACTGCATCAGAGGATGACACTCCGTTCTAATGCTGGAGCTGACCTTCCCGGTTAGTCCAGTCGCTGCCTCTCGTCCTCGTGTGGGAAGACATGGTTCTTACTACACGGGGGCGTACAGGCGGTTCCGCAATGAAGCGGGTACTATTGTTAATGAAGTCTTAGGTAAACGCAAACCAATCGAAGGACAACTCAGTGTAGATGTCAAATGTTATTGCACAAGACCAAAGACTACTAAACTTAGTACACCCAAATCAGACGTTGACAATTTAGCAAAGGCCATTCTAGATATACTCAACAAGAAACTGTGGGTAGATGACTCACAGATTATTAATTTATTTATATCAAAAGAATGGGCTCCTCCGGGAGAACCCGGATGGTTTACTGTTGCTATTGAAAAGGTTAAATAACTTTAAAGAATTAAACTAGGGAAGTCCACTATGGGCTTCCCTATTTTTTTCTGGAGACTACTATGAATAATTTTAATTCCTACACAGCTTACCAATGGAAGGAAGTTGTGACTAATTTCTGCTATGCTTGTAAGCATGGTGATGGCGACCTTTTAGAATCGTTGTGTGAAAAATATGAAGACGTTCTTCTTACAGACGATGACGATGATGATATCGAGTACTATGATTTAGAGGATGATGCTGATTATGATGACTGAAATTATTACTGAACATGAACTTGTTAACGAAGAAGCTGGTTACGAGGTTAAGATCTCTGTTAACTGGTCTTGGGTAGACAATGGCATTGGACACTATGAATGGTGGGGAAGCTCTGAGTTCCAAACTAAGATGGAGCTTGAAGTTGAAAGCTTCTACATTGAATGTGTTACTGTTAACGAAGAATACTCTGGTGTTGTTAGCTATACAGTTACAAGAGATGAGAAGGATGAGTTCACTGGTTTGTGGGCTGACGTAGAAGCATGGGTAAACAGCGAGGTTGAAGAACTTGACGCACCAGAAGTTTACTATGATGATGATGACTATGACTACCATGATGATTATGTAGACGATTAATGTTTGCTCTGGTAGCTCAATTGGATAGAGCAGCGGACTTCTAATCCGCAGGTTGCAGGTTCGAGTCTTGCCCAGAGTGTTGGGGTCGTAGCCCAATGGCAGAGGCAGTGGACTTAAAATCCATACAGTGTGGGTTCGAGTCCCACCGATCCTATTTT